GATGTGGCCGGTGCGGATCTGGCCGTCGTTGACGGCGTGCTTGTAGCGGCGGAGCGCGGTTTGGAGGCGGGTGAGTTCGACGGGGTTTCCGGCGATGGCCGCGTACAGGGCTCTGGCTTCGACTTCGGTCTTGCGGCCTTTCGCGCCGACGGATCCGGGATAGGCTTCGGCGAAACGGTCGAAGCCGGCGTCCGGCGTATCGGTTTGCTTCGAGGTGCTGGCGGGAGGGGTCGGAGAGGGTATATCGGTATAGGTATCGGTTTTATGCCATGTTTTTGCTTGGCTGTCCCCTAGCAACTTGCTAGACGTTTCGCTACCTGTCTCGCTACTGTTTTGCTCTCCGTTCGCTTGGCTGTTTGCTAGCAAGTTGCTAGACGGTTGCTTGGCCTTTTGGTTGGCGGCCTTACGCCGTCCGCCCTTGCTTCCGGCTTTGCGCCGGGCCTCGCGCTGTTCCTCGGTGAGCGTCTTGGGTTCCTTGCAGATGCCTTCGGCGTAGACTGGCCTCCAGCCGCCGCCGCGCTCCTCCATGAGCCCCATGTCGATGAGCTGCTGGAGTTGTTTCATGGTGCCGCCGGCGTCCTTGAGGTCGAGCTTGTCGAAGTATCCTGGATACGCGGCCGGGTCCTTGGCCTGCATCGAGATGCCCTTGGAGTGGATGACGCAGAGTTTGACCCACAGTCCCACGGTGGCGAGAGGCAGGCGGCGGATGCGCCTGTCGTCGGCCATCTGGTCGTCGATGATGAACCACATCTCTTCTTCTCCTTCCTGTGGTTCAGTCGATCTCGCCGGTGTCCGGATCGACGGTCGCCTCCACGTCGCCGTCGTCCATGTCGAGGCTGCGGCGCAGGTCGTCGATGAGGATCATCTGCCGTGACGTGGCGGGCTTCGCGCACATGTTCTCCATGGCCAGTCCCGCGTCGAGGATGCGCTGCGCGAGGTCTGCGCAGTCGTACACGGCTTCGGTGATGGCGTGGATGCCGCCCCACTTGTCGATGTGCTCCTTCTTGGTGCGGGTGTCCATGACGGTGCGGCATGCCTTGAGCACGACGGCCGCGGCTTTGGTGACCTGCTGGGTCTTGCCGATGAGGTCGATGAGCGTGTCGGGCGTGGCTTCCTGCGGGATGAGCGCCTGTTGTTCGCTGGCTTTCATTGCTTCCTCCTTTAGAATTCCGGTTCCTGATCCGGTTTGCCGAAGTCCCCAAATGACGATTGGTCGGACGCCGGCGCGCCCCACGGATCATCGGCCGGCGGCTGGGCGGGTTGCTGTGTCTGCGCCGACTGTTGCGGCCGTTGGCTCCAGCCACCGGCGCCGGTGTTGACGGTCGGCTGCGGCGATGCGGGGTTGCCGTAGACGGGACCGCCCTGGCGGCTGATGCGGGCGACCTGCGCCGTCGCGTACCGCAGCGATGGCCCGATTTCGTCGACCGTCAGCTCCACGACGGTCCGATTGGTGCCGTCCTGCGCCTGATACGAGTGCTGCTTGAGCCTGCCTTGGGCGATGACCCGCATGCCCTTGGCCAATGACCGCACGCAATGCTGGGCGAGGTCGTTCCATGCCGAACAGCGGAGGAAGAGCGCGTCTCCGTCCTCGTACTGTCCGGTCTGCCGGTTGTACTGGCGTGGCGTGTTTGCGATGGTGAAGCTGGCGACCTGCGCGCCCTGGCCGGTGGTTCTCAGTTCCGGATCTGCGGTGAGGTTGCCGACGATGGTGATGACGGTCTCTCCGATGGCCATGTCAGGCTCCCTTCACGTATCCGGCGGGTTCCGGGCCGAGCTGGCTGGGGTCCTTGGCCTTCCACGCGCATTTCGCGCGGAGGCATCCGGCCTCGCGGTCGATGACGATCTCGCCGAAGCGTGCGGGGGCGACCATGGTGAGGTTCCAGCCCCTGTCGCGGTTGAGCGCGCTGATGGTCTCGTACAGTTCGCCGATCAGCTCGGCGGACGTCATGCCGACGCTGGCGGGCGTGAGCGGCCATTCGAACCACTTCTCGCCCTCCGGCCTGCTTGGTGTTTTGCTTGGCAACGTTTGCCTCCTTTGGATTGGTGTCGTGCCGGGACGCGGATTCGAACCGCGCATCCATCCGCCGACGTGACCTCAACACGCCGATCCATGGCGCCCGCATCCTGTCGCGGGTCCCGGCGAAGGCCGGACGGGAGGAGAAGAGAGAAGATGACCCGTCCGGCTGGTTTTAACGTCTTTTCCTTGACGCGCGGGCGGTTCCGGCATGGCCGCGCATGACGAACCACGTCCATGCCGCAATGTGTGCGGAACCGTCCAAGTCCTTCACTGCCGTTGCTCGTCCAGCCAGCGTGCGAAGCGGGGGTCGGAGCACAGGCGACGCATGATGACGGCCGTCGGGATGAGCACCGCGAACGGCACGGCGATGAGATGTTCGATCGGGTGAGTACAGGCCGGCGTGCAGTACAGCACCCACATGGCCAGCAACCACACCGCGAACAGCAGCTGGTGCAGGATGACGTGGGCAAGAACCTTCATCGTTCGCCTCCGTCCGTAGAATCGATGGAATGGACATCAATGCGATCACCGGCGTCGTTGGCGGTGTCTCCGGATGTGTCGCCTTGTTCCAGGCGCGCCATGGCAACAAGCTCTCGGAGCAGGCGAACGGCTCGGCTGAGGAAGCCAACCGGATCGCCGTCGAATCGAAGCGTGCCGCCGAGCAGGCCAACTGCCTTGCAGGAAAGGCGAACGAGATAGCTGCAGACGCGAACTCGATCAGCCAGCGGGCGTTGTCCGTCACCGCCGACCAGACGGTCCACAAGTGGCGGGTCGAATACGATGGAGAAACCTCGACCGTATTCCTTGTCAACGATTGCCCCGACATGGCACGAGACGTGTCCGTGTTCGTCCGTTTCAAAGACCAGACCGTTGCGCAACGGCACGTCGACGAGGTTGCGCCGTTCGGAGAGGTCGCGCTCGAAAGCGAGTTCTTCTCCAAGCAGATATTCGAAGACCAGGCCGGTATCGACCGCCTGAACGCCCAACCAGGCTTCACCTACTTCGGACGTGGATCCTGTCGTGTGACGGTCCACGTCACTTACACTACGGAGCACGGCGCCAGTCGCAACGACGAAGTCGAGCAGCGCCTGACCAACAGCCAGAGGCATTGATTCCATCACAGCTCCTTGTTGATGGTGTCGATGACGATGTCCACGAGGTCGGTCACGTCGAGGTCGATACATCCGACGATGTGACCGAGTGAACGCCTTGCTTCGATTTCGTCCCATACGTCGCCATAGGCCGGACGGATGGCGTCGCCCTTGTCCTCGAATTCCCTGAATATCGCTTCGACGCAGGCTTTGCGGATGTCGTTCATTTGTCCTCCTTTTCTTCCCATGGATCCGGCCACGGGGTATCGGTACGCCAGTCGTTGTCGGTCATCACGCACCCACCTCTTCCTCGTATTCGGCCGTGCACTGGTACAGGTGTTGCGCGAAATAGGCGATCATCTGCTCCTTCGGATACATGACGATCCGTCCCACCTTCACGAACTTCGGGCCGATGCCCGCGCTACGCCAGTACGCCAAGGTGCCTTCCTTGATGCCGCAGTTGTCCGCGATGTCCTTCGTTGTGTTCATCGGCTTCAACGCCGCCGCCAATGCGGCGAACACCTCTTTGTCATCCATCACGCGCCCGCTCCTTTCATGCGTTGGTAAGCGCTGATTGCTTTTCCGACGTGTTTCGTTTGAGGGCCTTCCTGCCGAGTGGGAGAATGAGCAGACCCGCGCAAAGAAGGGAGGTGATAATATGCAACGCGATCCAGTGAATTCCGCTAATGACGCGAAGGCCTACGCGCAATCCGGAAACATTCAGCAGGCCATCGTGTCGCTGGCCGATGCCGTGCAGGGCATCGCCGAATACCAGCGATACATCCGGAACGACCAGTTGAAGATCAAACGTGCGCTGAACATCAGCTGACGTTCGGCCGTCCGCGTGAGAGAGTTCCAATTCCTCGCGGACGGCTTTCCTTATCGCGCCAAGCATCGCCGGGTGCAGGCGTTCGAACTCCTCAACGGAAATCGGGTTCATGGATTCGTCCGGCGTCTCGGCCGGAATGTTGATGCTCATTTCAGATTCTCCTTTCGATTCATTCGTCGGCGAGCGCCTGATTCTGTTCTTCGATCGCTTCCGTCGGCGAGCGCTTAACAAATTCGCTCTTTTTTTCTTTGACAAAGAAATCGCTGACGTCACATCCAACGACTTCTGAAATTTGATGCAATTCACGAACCGTGAATGGCGATGACGCTGGATACTTGAGCCTCCTTGTCAATGTGACTCGTGGAATTCCTGATTTCTCCGATGCTTCGGAAATGCTGAATTTTGCGCGGGAAAGAGCTTTGCCAACTCGTCTTGCGACTGTTGCTGAGTACTTCATGCTGTCCATGCTTTGCATAGTAGTGCCCATTTGGGCAGTATGCAAGTACAACACGCCCAAATGGGCAGTTGATAGCAGAATTTCAGTCGCTATACTGTCCATATGGACATTAACGAAGCGACTGCAAAGGCAATTGCCGCAGAACGATCTGCAGCAGGATTAACCATTAAAGATCTTTCGGAGAAATCTGGCGTGCCGGAGCGCACTCTAATCAGGATGCTGAAAAATGAGCGCGACATAAAGGTGACGCAAATCGCTCAACTTTCAGAAGTCTTCGGAATCAATCCACATGAACTCATTGAAGAGGCTGAAAAATTTGTCGACCGTGCTAACCGCGCAAAGGCCCGCGAGCGCGAGTTTCGGGTCACGGATGATCTGGTGGATCGTATCGCTTCCCGTCCGGAGGATTTCGGCGTGGCTGCCAACGACGATCCGAACAAGACACTCGAAGCGGAAACGCCAAGAGATTGAATTTTTCAATGCAAATCAACCAAGGAAAGAAGGAAACCATGTACAGGAAGACAATCGCAACGGCCGTTGCCGGTCTGCTCATTCTCGGGCTTGGCGCATGCGGCAACGCCAGTGACGCCAAAACCGCCGACGCCGGCAGCACGAGCCAATCGCAGACGACGAAGAAGCCAGCAGAGAAGAAGCCGGTAGAACAGCCTGCGGATCTGACCGGCACGTGGAAGCAGACCAACTCCGGCAGCACGGATTCCTGGATGGAAGCCGAGATAACGGCCGACACGATCACCGTCCAGTGGGTCAGCGACAACGGCGATACGAAGAGCCTGTACTGGAAGGGCTCCTACAATGCGCCGGACAAGGCCGGCGACTGGAAGTGGACGAGCCAGGGAGACACCGCGGCGATGCAGGCGTCCCTGCTCGGCTCGCAGGACGCCACCAAGGACTTCACCTACACCAAGGCGGACGGCGTCAGCTGGGAGACCACAGCGATGGGCACCACCACAGTGGTGAAGACCGCCAAGCAGTGAGCGATAGGCTCAGCAAGCCGCTCAAGGCGGGAGCTCCAAGGAACTGGGTCTGCGCGCGTCATACGCGGATTGAACTATTAGAAATAACCGAATAGTTCAAAACCGTTGGAAACATCAACAACAGACCATTTTGTTGACGTCAACAAGATGGTTGTGGAATCGGAAGGAGACAAGCATGGCGGACGAACCACAGGAAGGCCGGATAATCCTCTACCAAGAGGACGGGCGCAACGTACCAGTCGAAGTCACGTACTGGCGGGAGACGTTCTGGCTCACACAGCAGAAAATGGCAGAATTGTTCAATGTTACCGTGCCGACCATCAACGAGCATTTGAAAAACATCTTCTCATCCGGCGAACTGACAGAGACGTCAACCATTCGGAAATCTCGAATAGTTCGACAAGAAGGTTCTCGCCAGGTATCAAGAGAAATCTCTTTCTACAATCTCGACGCAATCATCGCCGTCGGATACCGCGTCAACAGCAGACAGGCCACACAATTCCGCCAATGGGCCACCGGCATCCTACGCGAATACATCGTCAAGGGATTCGCCCTCAACGACGACATGCTCAAGAACGGCAGACCGTTCGGAGACGACTATTTCGAGGAACTGCTCGACCGCATCCGCGACATCCGCACCAGCGAGCGTCGGTTCTGGCAGAAGGTCACCGACCTGTTCAGCGAGGTCAGCTACGACTATGACCCGAACTCGCAGACGGCTAGGGACTTCTTCGCCAGCTGCCAGAACAAGATGCACTACGCCGTCACCCATCAGACCGCCGCCGAAATCGTCATGGATCGTGTGGACGCCGGCAAGCCGAACATGGGATTGACTACTTGGAAGGGCGCTCCGAAAGGACATCCACGGTCCACGGACGTGACCGTGGCAAAGAACTATCTGAACGAACGCGAGATGAAGGCGTTGAACACGCTCACCACCGGTCTGCTGGACCTCGTGGAGGCACGAGTACTGAACCACACCCTCACCAGCATGGAGGAATGCGCCACGCTGATCGACCAGTACATCTCCCTGTCGGGCATGCCGTTGCTGGAAGGCAAAGGCAACCGTGGACACGAGCAGATGAGACGCAAGGCCCTCGACGAGTTCCACAAGTGGGATGCGGCACGAGAAAGCGATTTCGACAGGTTCGCCAAGGGATTGGACGGAACTGGACGGTGAACGACGCCACATTGACGTCCTGGGCGAAGACGTTGGGAGTGCGCGTGGAGGAACGTCGGCTGGCCGGAGACAGGTGCGGGATCTACTACGCCCCGCTCCGCCTCATCATCCTCGACGAACGACTGGCCGGATTCCAGCGCCGCTGCACCCTCTGCCATGAGCTCATCCACGCGAAACACCACGATTCGGGATGCGGCACGCAGTATGGGCTGAAGTGCGAGCGCCGTTGCCGCAGGGAGACCGCGTTGGCGTTGATCTCGCCGGTGGATTACGGCATGGCCGAGGAAGTGTACGAAGGTAACACGTGGATGATGGCCGTGGAATTGGGCGTGACCGTACAGGTATTGTCCGACTACCGGCAGCTGCTCTACGATTCCGACGTGTGCGTGCAATAAAAGAAGCTCAGCGTCCACATACCGCGACGGGAAACAAAAAGGGTTCCGCCCGAACACAGTCGGACGGAACCCAAGGAACCAACAATCAGCATTTCCGTTTTCACCAAAATGAGGTTCCACGCACAGTGTAGCGCGGATCCTTGGAAAGAGACGACCATGGCCAGAGCGTTCGTAGACGACAGATGGCTCAAAAACGACGAGGACGGCAACCCGCCCAGCAGGGCCGCGAAACAGTCGCTGGCCAACGCTAAGGATCCGATGAAAGCCAATGTGCCCGACAAATGGCGGTCCGCGCTGTACGGCCAAGGCTCACGGTGGAGATGCCGCTGGTACACGCTCCGAGACGGCAAACGCGTCCAGAAATCACGGAACTTCGCCAAGCTCCGTGACGCTGAGGAATACGCAGCGGCCATCGAGGACGACATCAGACGCGGCAAATACCGCGACCCGCAGCAGGAACTACGCATCTTCCGGGACGTTGCCTCCGAATGGACGGACGGCAAGATGGATATCAAACAGGGCACTTTGGGCAGATACCGCCGCGAATTGCGCGTTTATATCAACCCCAAGTGGGGCGATCGCACACTGAGGGAAATCCAACGCGACGAACTGCAACAGTGGGTCACGCAGCTCACCGAAGGCGGGTATCCCGCCGAACTGCAGGACGATCGCGAATCGAAGCCATTGAGTCCACGCAGCATCCGCAACATCGTCAAGGTCATCATGGGCGGTGTCATGGAATTCGCTTTGGAGCACGGCTGGATCGGAGAGAACCCCATTGAAAAGGTCACCGTGCCGCGCATCACGCAATCCGATGACGACATGGTGTTCCTTACCGTCGAGGAGGTGGAGTTGCTGGCCGGCATGGCCGAACGGGCAGGACGGCCGGTAGACGGGCTGATCGTCCGCTGGCAGGCATACACCGGTGCCCGCATTGGCGAGACGCTGGCACTCAAATGCGGCGACGTGGATGTGGAATCACGCAGGGCGCGCATCCGCCGCACTTGGACCGACGACGGCAAAGGCAGGCTTGTGCTGGGCACGCCGAAGAACGGCAAACCGCGCAGCATCGCCATACCCAGATTCCTTATACCGTCCATCGAACGGCAGATGGAGGGCATGGGCGACGACGACTGGCTGTTCCGCGCGGCAAGAGGCGGGAACCTGTGGACGAACACGTGGCGGACGCGTGTCTGGCGAAAGGCCGTCCGACTGGCCGGCATGGAGGACGAGGGCGTGACCATCCATAGTTTGAGGCATAGCTATGCGAGCTTTGCGATTGCTCAAGGCGCGGATGTGAAGACCCTACAGATGCAGCTCGGCCACTCCTCACCCAGCATCACGCTGAACACATACACGGCTCTCTGGCCGGAACGATTGGACGATGTGGCGGACGCGATTGGCGAGCTGCGCGCTGAACAGTTGAAGACCGTCTAGACGCGGAGGTTGCGCGGTCATCGTGTCGAATCGTGTCGATAGCCTACGGCCAAGAAAAAATAAAGCCTTGGAAACGTAATGTTTCCAAGGCTTCCGGTCGGGCTGACAGGATTTGAACCTGCGACATTCTGCTCCCAAAGCAGACGCGCTACCAAACTGCGCTACAGCCCGTTCACGTTCACACCCCGCGAATCCGCCTCACGGAATCGCATCAAGTGAACACGAGTTTCTATTATAGCGTATGGTTGGACAACGACAGGCTTACAATAGCATTTCGGAAGGGAGAGTGGCATGGGACGTCACCAGCAGGCCGAATCGTCAGGCATCATCTCCTTTGTGACATGCGCCGTTATCGCCTGGTTCGTCATGAACGCATACATGCAGTTCGCCCCGGCCATCTGGCGTGTCACGCAGCGTCTGTTCACCGTCTGCGCGGGAATCGTGGCAGGATGCGGAGTCGTTTCATTCAGTTTGGGTTACGCACGAAAATCACGTTCGCTGACACTCAAACATGGTTGGGCTATTCCGGTCCGTCGTATTTTCGAGATCCTCGCGCTTTCCATGGTGTATGCTTCGACCATTTTCGTCACATCGTTCATGATGTTGTCCATCGTCAACAACATGATGGGCATCCGCACGCTGAAAGGCTATCTGCCGATCCTATGCGCGGCCATCGCAGGCGTTGTAGGCTATATCACTTTCGTGCAGGCGGAACTTATGAATGCCAAAACGATCGCTTCCCTACTACCGTTTTTCGTGGTGTCTGGCGTGAGTATCGCAGGATTGACGTCCGACGATCCGTACTGGTACAACAATAATTTCTCTCAATTGGGCGACCGTACGACGTTCGCCGCGCGTATGTTCAATTCGACGCTGACGCTCGCGGGCATCTGCATTGTGATCATCAGCTATTTCGCCGTTTCCGAGCTCATCACCACGTATCGTCTGCAATTGCAGTATCTGGATTCCAATGCCATCAATGAGACGCCGAAGCATTTTCGTACGAGGATTCTGCTGCTGTCAATCATGTTGACGTTGGCCGGCATCGCTTTCGTAGGTATCGGCATGTTCCGTTACACGCCGCATCCGATTTTGCACAACGTGTTCGCCCGCGGCCTACCATGTTTGATGAGCGTGCTGATGATTGCCCTGCCTTGGCTTGCCCCGCAACTCTCAAAGGTCGTATACGTGGTTTCCGATCTTGCGATTGCGATTGGGGCTTATGCCGGATTCCAATGGCTGAGCGGGCATAACACGCTGACGAATGTGGAGGCGTTGGCCGGCATGATGTTCCTTGGCTGGTTCATCATTTTCTCGCGTCAAATCGCCGCCATCGAAGCGGATCGCGTGCAGACGCAGCTGATACTGGCGCAATCTGAGAGACCACGCTCCGTCGAGGATCTTGCGGAAGTCAGCGAAACTGTTCCCGACACAGTTTCGAGGCTCGCCGCACAAGTCTGA